TATTTTGGTAGCTAAAATAAAATGCCTTTATCTTTGTGCCATGTTAATAAAACGACCGAGCGTTTTCCCGGCAACAAAAAGAGCGATACAATGAAGCCCGAAGATATTTACAACGGTTTGGAATATACAACAAAAGAGATTAACCGTACTTTCAAAATCAAAGTAAACGGATTGTTCAACGGCAAAAAGATTAACACGTTGGTTGGCGTTTCCGGTTTGATTAAGTTAGTAGGCGTTGAAATGGCGAACAAATTATTGCGCCGTGCTTTCCGTTGTGTCAAAGACACCGAACATTGTAAGTTGCGCCGGGGTTTGACAAATATCCTTTTATTATTACTAATCCGACCGGGCAAAGGGTCGATTGGCAAACGCCGAGTTGCGCCGATGTAAGATTGAAGCGCACCGATATTTTGATGAATTGTACAAACGTGGACTAATGAGGCGACGGGAGGCGTACAAATGGTTATCCGACCAATTGGGATTACCCCCGGAATATACGCATATTGGAATGTTTAACCCCGAAACGTGCGCAAAGGTCGTGGACGTTTCAAAAAAGTATTTATTAACCATGCGATTTGCATTAAGACGACAGGATAAAATAAAAGCGCATTTTGAACCCAACGGGGACGAAATGTTGAACCGGATAAAAGAGAGTTTAACCCGGTTTTTTGCCGCCGACCGTTCGGAGTTCCCGGAGGGATACCGGGAAATTGAGGACTGTTTTAACCAATTGCCGGGGGAACCATACCCGACCATTGCAATAAACGACGTCGGTAACGACGACCGAATGATTGAATTTTATGTTACCGGAAAACAATACGACGTTTACCACGTCGCATTTAAGGGGTTTACAAAGGGTTAAGATATGGAAAGCGTAATTATTGAGGAAATGCGGGCGTTCTTACGATTGGATTTGCCCGACCGACAAAGACAATATTTTACCGATACAATCGCCGTCGCAAAACGTGTTGAGGTCGTAAAAGCGGCGGACGTATTCGACGAACGGGAAATTGAATTGATACGCCGGACGGTTCGCCCGGCAGTCAAAGAGTGTTATAAAAATGCGCATTTGCTGACGTTGTTATTTCCCGACCGGGTGCAATACGTTGAGGGCAAAACGAACGTATTTATACCAATCGACCACGCATTTAACCGGGTCGGGAACAAATATATTGACATTACGTTTGAGTTCGCATTGGGGTTAGACCCAACGCAATACGAATATGTGGCGTTTGGGGAATATCCGGCGGGCGTTATTGAGGAAATAGCCGGCCAAACGGGATATTATGGCGAAATATACCGATTTTGTTATTGTGCGGCGCAAATGGCGTTGGAAAAGATGAACCCCCGGACGTA